ACGTAATAAATGCTGATTCTGTTAAAAAATATGGAGTACAAACATTTAATGCTTTTAATAATAAAAAATATTCAATGGGTGGACCCGTAACAAGAATGCCTTACTCAGCAGGAGGACTAGCATCATCAGCTAACTCTTTATATAATATTAATGTTACACTTAACGGATCAGATCTTGATGCAAATGATGTAGCAAGAGCAATTCATAGAGAAATGAAAATGCGTGAGATAGCTTCTGGAAGGAGTAGACAAGTATGAGTTCGTCAACAATGCCTAGAGGATCCATCCTTCAAATTCAAGGATATGATGCGTCTGCTAATGGGGGAGATGGCACATTAAAATATAATAAGGTTTCTGAGCACAACAGGTCGCAATTTGATATAAGCAATGAGCGTATAGAAAAAACACAAAGAATGGCAAATGGAACATTAAGAAAATTTTTTGTTGCTGACAAAAAGACATTTACTTTATCCTGGGACATGCTTCCCTCATATAGAACATTTACAGCAGATAAAGCCTGGGGTGCAGAAGACCTAAGAACATTTTATAATAGCGCAGAAGGACAATCTTCATTTAATATTAGAGTAAACCTAGCAAAAGATGGAACAAATCAAGAGCTAGCAAACTATGAGCAGTATACAGTAGTTTTTGCAAACTGTAATTTTGCTGTTCTAAAAAGAGGCATGCAGCCATTTTGGAATGTATCAGTAACAATGGTACAGGTGTAAAATGATAAATGCTTCAACTAGCCTAAAGAACACTCTTTATAACAATACTAGTATTAAGATAAGCGCTGGGTGTAATATTGAATATAATATGAATAGCATGCTAGACAACATTTCTGCAGTAAATAATATTCCAGATTCATCCTACACTGGACAAATAGTTAACCTAGTAAATCAGCCATCTTGGCCATCAGGAAGACCTAATCCATATAAAAAATTATTTCCAGTAGACTCTTTAATAAAACCATTCCGTCCAATTAATTCTGGCATAAAGTATTTTATTTTAGCAGATGCAGATACATATACAAATTCATTTTCATCATACAGGTCTGTCAAGTACCCTGAAACGCAGCCAAGAATATACTATCCAGGAGTGGAAACATTTTATAAGTATTGGGTTACACCAATAAACACTGGTGCGAACCTAACAATAAACTATGCAACATCTGGAATTAAATATGCACTTACAAATAAAATAGTTTTAAAGTTTGAGAAAAATCATACATTACCATCGACATATACATTGGTTATAACAAAGTCTGACAACACTCAAGTAACTATTGCAAATGGACTTGCGGTCCCTACTGACGGTAATATCGTACTTCATTATAACGGATCAACATGGTCTGCCACCGAGCCAGCCACATTCTCTTCTCCACTTTCAATTAAATCAATTACATTAACAACTCCAAGCGCAGGTGTTGGAAAAATAATTGGAGTGATAGAGATTTCAGCAAGGTGGATAAAAGATATATCAGAAGACGTTCTTTCTTTTACAATAAACAAGGAGTCTTCAGCTTCTTCAGAAGATATTCTTCCAGTAGGAAAGGTAACTGCCAACTCTTTAAATTTAAATTTAGCAAAGTATAATCAGTCTAATCCAGAATATGTCTCATACAATAGAGACGTAGCACTAGCAAGTTCTCTTAGCTATATATATAAAAATGTTGTATTGAGTCCATATTTTAAGATATACCATACTGGAGGCTTATTATCAGACGGCTCAGAAAAATATGATAAGGTATTTCAAGGACAATACTATATAGATAGCTGGGACATAGATAACTATGGAGAGTCTACAATAACAGCTTTAGATAACACAAAGTATTTAATGGAGACCATAGCCCCAGACATCTTGTGCGAATATTACCCAGCCACAGCAGTACTAAGAAGATTGCTAGACTCAGTTGGATTTACAAATTATTCTTTTAACTTAACTTCAGAGACAGACTCATCAATACCCCTTATTAATTACTTCTGGACAGACGGAAGCAAAACTGTATGGGAACATATACAAGAGCTTTGCAGAGATATACAGATGAATGCAGTTATTGACGAAAATAATATATTGCAGTTCTACAGTAGAAATTACATGTATTCAAGAACTGAAAAAAACTGGAACTTTTTTTATGAGAAAAGTGAAACTAATTTGCCAAACATTGTTGACTTCAATCAAAAAGATATAGCGTCAGCAAACCAGGTTAAGATTCTTTGGTCTACTCCAATATCTTCAAGTTACATGGGAGGGTCTGGGCCACTATGGCAATCTCCAACATCTTATTTGATCGCAGGCGGATTAAAGGAAACATTAACAGCTTCAAGTAATAAGATATACCTAGATCTTAGCACACCAGATAACTATAGTAAGTTTCAATCTGGGTTTAACTTTAATGGATACTTCATGATAGATTCAGAGATTATAGAGTTTGATGCAATAGGCTATCAATATATTCCAAAAAATTTAACACCTTCAACAATTTATGATGCATTAGCAGAGACAAACGTTTCAAATAATGGATCAAACTTTATAAATATTTGGATAGAAAATTCTGCCGATGTAAATAAATATAGAAATTTTTCAAAGGTAGGAGCATCTGGAATAAACTCAGAAATATATTTTAAACCAAATGGTGTTTATAGAGTTAAAACAAGAGGTGCACTAGGAACAACAGCTGCAGCACATAATGCCAGTGGAGTTCCATCAACAGAATATTTTTGGACTGGATCGTTGGTAAGTCAAAATGCGTGACATATTCCCAGTAGGAGGAACATATGCTCCGCTATCATTTATTACAAACTTGGTAATAAAACCCTTATCCTACACTTCAGTAGAAATAAATGTTGATACATATAACTGGTCAGTTGAGCCGACGTCATACAGCATCTACATACAAAAAAAGATATCATCTGGCGGAGTTTTTATAAATGACCCCAACTCACCAGAAGTTGTATTGACCAAAACAGTTGATCCATTTATTATTGATAATTTAACAATGGGCGCAGTATATGATTTTCAAGTAGTTCCATATTTAAATTCAAGCATGGGATACGGAGTGCAGCAACAAAATTATACAATGCCTACAGAAGGCATCTCGATACAGACTCTATCCTCAAAACCAAAAGATTTTAAGGTTGCAAAATCCTACATGGCCCTTTCTGTTACAGAGCAAGACTATTTGGCAAAAAGGTACGCCATAGCACACAGAGAATTCCCAGCGATTGTTGTTCCTTCAACAAAAACTGTTTCTAAGACAAACGGAAACGAATACAATATTGGATATTTTTCTTATGGAACAAGTTTAGTCTTAGACAACATGGTTGATAATCCTAAACAAATGGGAGGTCTGGGTTTTTTTGTAGACAACTTAGGCCAAACTGGATATTATGTTATTATTGAATCCACATCATCTTCCGCAGCACTAGATAAAAAATCTGTAAGGATTGTTAAGTTTGTTGGAAACAAAATAAAACCTTTAAAAGAAATAGGTACAAGAACAGAGTCCACGGTAGAGGGAATATACGGAGGACGAATTTATAATATTGATGTTAAGGTAAAAATACAAAACAGAGTTGTAAATATTGATGCGTATGTTAACGGATACAAAATTAGCTATCAGGATTCAACCGCAAGACAGAGCGGTGCAGTGGCACTTCCAGAAACATCTATTCTTGCACCAACAAATAGAGTGGCAGTGTTGTGCGGAAGAGGCGAGGTCGCATTTGATTATGTATACGGGAATGAGCTCAAAGACTATCAGTATGCAGACTCATCTTTTGATTTAAATTTTTATCAAGGTCAATTTGGAAATGATTTAGTTAATACATCTTTTGGGGATCTATCCTATATGTCAAATTATTCACAAGATGAAATATCTCTTGCAAATAAAAAATTAACTGCCCTTGACGAATTTGGAACGGTTGTAAGAGAGATATTAAAGGTTGATATAAAATACGACTCAAGGCCATCTTACCCAATTAAATGGAGTACTGGTATAAATAAATATGCAAATATCATTGGTCAAAAAGTTTCTAATTTTGGAGCACAGGCATTTATATTAAATAATACTTCAACTAGCATACCAATTTCTAATGGGCTAGAAGCCAGCCTATATATATATGGTAATACTCTAGGAAGCTCTGGCGATCTTGAATACAAGACAGATGGGCTAAATGAATATACAACAGTTGAGCCAATTATTTTTCAATCCACCTGGCTTCAAAATGAGGCTGACGTAAAAAGTTTAGCAACATGGATTAAAGGTAATGTTGTAAATAAAGGCAAGCTAGTTACAATGTCAATATTTGGAAATCCACTAGTATCAGTAGGGGATATTGTTGGAATAAAGTACTCTTACTACGGACTAGCAGGAACTGAAAACTTTATAGTTACAAATGTAACACACTCCTATTCCAGCGGATTGGAGACACAAATTACCTGTAGAACTTTATAGTTAAATGGTATAATAAAAATATGGCAAAATCAAAAAGAATAGACGTTAAAGATCTAACAAGAGGTGCAATAATTGCACTTCCAGCGGATCACCCTGATGCCATACACTTACATCCAAATGATTATATTTCAATCAAAGCGGGCTCTATTGATTATTCAAGATATTTAAATTCAAATCCATATTCATTTATTGTTACTCCAAATACTCTTGAAAATGTAGATATTATACAGGGCCCTCCAACATTAATAGACGAAATGTTAGATATACCATCGTTAGCAGATATTGAAAGTGTTGTGTATGAGCCATACTATGACCCAATAAGCAAAAGACAAAAGGTTAGGGCTTTAATTAAAATAAGAAACTCTAGCGATAATCCAACAAATATTGCTGGAGTTGATGCAAGAATATTTAATCCAAGTACAGTTGTAGCAGTTGTCTCTCAGGCCGACCCAGCAACAGAAAAAGTTGTCACACAGTCTGTTCAATTTGTTACTCCAAGTCCAGGAATACCGCAGGTTACATTTAAAAGAGATGGCACAAGTATGTCTTGGGGCTGGAACAATGTGTCTGGTCTAGGATCCTACTCTTCAGTATCGTATGAATGGATTGTTAGTGCTTCAAATTCATCTTCAGGAGCAGCGCTTAACAGTGGTACAATATCATATACAAGTTCTGCTAATCGTCAAATAGGAACAAATGGAGTTATGAGAACGTATAGGGTTAGCTCCAGAGACGGCAATGTTACAGCCACATCTTCCCCAAGGTGGCTAAGGGTAAGAGCAGTAGTTGTTGGAACTAATGGGACAACATATAGATCTGGATATTCTACGCCAATATAAGAGGAGAGTTATGATAACAAAATTTGGAAAAAGATTTTTAACAAATCAGATTGCTGGCAATGTGCCCAATTTGAATAAAGACATAGCAATAGGTATAGACCTTTCTGCGGAATCTGAGGGGGACACAAGACTTGGTTTTGAGTTCTACAGAGTTCCAGTTTCATTCGGTACAGTAGATATCCAGACTGTTTCTAATAACAGCACCTACTCTGTAATATTTAAATCAACAATACCACAGGATGTAGAAGGACACATTAATGAAATTGGTATATATCCATCTACAAGGTCATCAATTAACAATTTTGACAGCAAGTTTATAACAGACTTTTCAACATATACCGATTGGACGGACGCAGAAGGATTTAAGGCAGACTACCTTACAAACAATGTAAGAATTGGAAATAACATTTTAATAATGCAGTCTAATGGAAATGTTGCTAATGAATATAAATCTGATATTGTAAATCTTGATTTATCAGGATACAGCACAAATGATACAATTAAGTTAGCATATTTTAAGCAAGACAATAATCTATCTTCAATTAAGATTAGATTCTATAGCTCAAATACCCAGTATTTTGAAACAACAATAACGCCAAGCTCAGGAACTGGAAACAGAATGACCGCAGACATATCAATGGCAGATGTGTTTAATGGTGCAACCACAGTAGCTCCAGACAAATCTTCAATTAATAAAATTGGAATAGTTATAACGCCATCTGGTAATGATGCTACATATGTTGGATTTGATGGACTAAGAATTAATGATGAAGATACCTTTGATCCAATATTTGGATTAATCAGTAGATCAAGAGTTGTAACAAATACCACAGTGTCTGGGGTAAGTGGTCAGAGCACGGTTACCGTTGGCTCCACTAAAGATTTATTTATAGGTCAGCTAGTTGCTGGTACTGGAATTGCAGAAGGAGCATTAATTACTTCAATTGTAAACAACATTGTAACTCTATCTTTGGCAAACTCTGGTTCTGTTTCTGGTACTGGAAACTTCTATGGAATTAAAAAAACCGCTGGAAGATCTTTAGATATTGAGTATAAGATAGATTTGGATTGGAACATCTAGCATGGCCTATGAGGATCTGTTAAAAGACAATTCCGTTGCTGTAGAAAACGGAAATTATTTTATTGTAACGGTAACAGATCTTGAGTTAAACGAAAACTACCCAATACAATTTAGATGGAAATACCAAGATGGTGGTTACGGATTATGGTCTGTATCAAAACTACTTACAACTCCAGGAGAAACTTTGCCTGGAAGCCCAAACTTGTCGTTAACAGATGTTGTTGGCGGAGACGGATTTATTCAAATAACATGGAACGGAAATGATAAATCTGGAAGACCAGTTACCGATATTGATAGAGTTGATATATTTATAGATGGATCGCCATTTGATGGAACTAAGCCAGCGGGTAGTTTTAAAACTGCTGGCACACAAACAATTGTAGCCCCAAGCGGACAATATGCTGTTGCACTATATGCAATTTCAAATTATGGAAACAAGTCAGCAGTAAGTGATGCTCAAAGTGTTTTAGTTGTTAAATCTGGACAAAGTATTTTAAATCCAGAAAACCCTACAGTACCAGCAGTAAAGTCTGGTCTTGCCTCAGTAATTGTTGAATGGGACGGAAAGAAAAATGATGGGGCAGGTGGATCTGTTGATTTTACGTCAGGATCATTTGCTGGAGCAAAAATATTTATTGGTACATCTCCAACATTTACACCAACAGATAACAACTGGGTTCATACTTTAAACTTTGCAAATGGATCAAATAAGGCTTCAATTGGCGTAGGTACAGTAATTGATAAATCCTCTGGCGCTACTCTACAATACAATACCCCATACTATGTAAAAATGGATACAGTAAATGCAATCGGTACAGCAAACGGACAACCAGTTTCTGCATCTAATAACCCAGTAAGCGTATCAAAGTTGCCAGCAAGTGAAATTAGTACAGGAATATTAACAGCCGACGCTTCAGTTACAGCAGGAGTTAGTGGTGGACAAAGAGTTGTTATATCAGGAAGCTCTTCTCCATTTATTATTTATGGAACTGACGGTACAACAAAGCTATTAGAGTATACAGCAAGCGGAACTGCTGGAACATTAGCAATTAAAGGCTCTGGAACATTTACTGGAACTCTAGATATAGGTTCTGGCAATGACATATTTAAAGCAGATCCTTCTGTAGGAATCTGGCTTGGTAATTCTAATTTTTTAACAGCTCCATTTGCAGTAAGTAAAAGTGGATATCTAACAGCAACATATGGTGAAATTGGCGGATGGCAAATTGCTGGTTCATATTTACAAAACATTCAAGGCACACTTAAGATAAATAGCGGAACAGATCCATCTATTTATTTAGGACCTGCCTCTGGCGCACACATAAGACTATCACCAGACTCAATAACACATTATAATGGTGGGTCCCCAAGCAATAAATTTACATTAACAACATCAAATGGAAACATATCTTTAGCTGGAGACATTACTGCAGGTTCTAATATTACTGGTGCAAAAATTACTGGTAGCGATATTGATGGATCTAAAATACAATCTAGCGGAACTTCACCAAGTGGGTATACTGGAACTTTAACTATAGATAGCGGATACATAAAGCATACAACTGGAATATATTTAGATTCCCCATTTTTCGCTGTGACAACAGGTGGAATAAATATGACAGTTAATAATGAAGGATATTTTTATCTCGCAGGAGACGGGTCTGTTATCTTGGGCCAGGGAAATGCAATAGGAGACCTACAGATTAGAACTGTTACATCAAACACCGCAGAAGGCTGGGAGAGAGGATTTCATTTATCTGGAATAGATGACTTTCCTTTAAATTCTACCGCGAGAGGTAGTTATCCATTTTATAGAACAGTTTATCATGATATAGCTGGAAAACTAATGAGCGGAAGAGCTTTGCTTTATGGCAGCTCTGGAACTTCGGCAGCAATTAATGCAGAAGTTCCTAGTGGTAGAGTTGGAGATTTGTACTTTAGTACAAGTTGATATATGACTGTATGGAATAAAACTGGGAGCTCTACCTGGACAAAAATCAATTCTATTTTTAATAAAACTGGATCTTCTTCTTGGACTGAAATTATTAGCGTGTGGGTTAAAACCGCATCTAACGCATGGACAAAAGTTTTTGCCAGAGTTTCTGTGCCAGCAAACACAGTGCCACCAGCAATTAGCGGAAGCGCAAAGCTTTATGGCACACTAAGTGGAACGCTTGGAACTTGGACCGCACCTAATGGAACCAACTCTTATGCTAGACAATGGCAAAGCGCATCAAATAGTAATGGCGTAGAAGGAATATTTGGAACATCACAAACCTCTGGTCAGACCTCATCAACATACACAACAACCGACGCAGTAGACGGAAGGTGGGTTAGACTTAGAGTTACCGCAACAAATTTAAGCGGAGACTCAGTAGCATTTTCAGATTCAGTTTTAATAACAAAGTATGCACCAGTAGCCCTAACGATACCAGTAATTAGTGGAGCTCCAGCTGTTAATTCAACATTAACAGCATTAACAACAGTTGGCACATATTGGAAAAATACAACAACAAATGCTGGTGACACATCCCCAACTACATTTTCTTATAGATGGTACTGGGGAGATACAGGGGATAATATAGGGTCAGACGCTTCTACATATTTTGTATCGTCCACCGACATAAATCATACAATAAGAGTAGACGTAACTGCTAAAAATACTGGTGGAGAAACTATGTCCACTAGTGCTCAAACAGCTACAGTAGGTCAACAAATAGGTATATCAAATGTTACATTTACGGATTCAAATGGAAACAATGGATTTAACAATAGAGGAAATTTAGTAACAGCAACACCAACAAGACTATCATGGAAGGTTTCTGGGATAAACTCCTCAACAACATTTAGAGTAAGATATAGAGTATTAAATAATCAAACTGGAGCGTATTGGAATCCAGATACGCAGGCAGTTGCTGCAGCATCTGCAGCATGGATTGTTTATTCAGATGATTACTATGGTACTGGAAATATAAGTAATGTTGCCATATCGGGCTCGGATGCCTATCTGTATGATGTTTTCTCTATCCCAGAAATATTTAATGGATCAACATATGGAGGTGGAATTTCAAGATGGACATGGGAATATGAATTAAGCGCTGTAATAGGTGGAACTAGATATTACTGGTCTTTTGGAGATACAGTTTCCACTAGCTTCTCATCTGACTGGTGGGATATTGACCCAACTTCTTTGGGCACTATTACCGCTACACCAACATCTGGAGGCCCAGGAACATCTGTAACTTTTTCAGGAACAATTGCTAGCTATCCTGCATCATTAAGCTCTTACCCATATGCATATAGAATTGTTTATGGTGATGGAAATAATAGTGGTTGGCAGTATCCATCATATGGAGTATCTAATCCAACATATAGCTTTTCAAATACTTATAACTCGACAGGGTCATATACCGCTTATGTAGAAACAATACCAAATTACTCATACAATACAGCATCAGTATCAATTCAAAATGTCTTAACAGCGCCATCTATTTATAATGTAACTGCTGGTGATTCTAGTGGACAACCAGTGTCAGTTTACTTTACTGGAGGGTCTGGTCCTTTTTATCAAATGTACTGGACTACTGGAGTTGCACCAACATTCGCAGTGACACCAGATGCTTCTGGATCATCAAATCCATTAACTGATAATACTGGACCTACTTCCCCTAGCACTGCTTGGTATGCATATGTTAGATCCGTTGCTTCAGTTGGTGAAACAAGCGTGGGCCCTTCAGCATTAGCAAGCGCTTGGAGCGCTGGATATCAGTTTACTGTTACTCAAGCTCCAATTATTCCTACCATATCTGGACTTAACGCAACTTCAATAGGTACTACTAGTGCAACAATTTCTTGGTCTTCTACAAATCAATCGTCATACAGCATAAGCGGAGGCCCAACATTTTTAACTGGTACCACTTCTAAATCAGTAGTTTTAGGTGGTTTATCTTCAAGTACTTTTTATTATATTACAGTAACGGTAACATCTAGTAGCGGTCACACAGCTCAGGCTAGCGTTGGGTTTAATACAGCATCTTCTTTTGTTACTCCATCTATTTCTTTAAACACTAATCCACCATACTTCTTTAGATCTGGTTCAACATTTAACTGGGGATGGGACAACGCTTCTTGGAGTGGAAGTACTTCTGGAAACCCTAGCTACCCATGGAGAATTCGTTCTGGAAGCTCTGGTGGAACCATTATTGCCAGCGGAACTAGGTCATATACAACTTCAAATAGAAATATTAATGGTATTCCTTGGAACTATAGAATAGGAACAACAGACGGAGATACGCCCACAACCACCGCAGGTAGATGGGGAAGCTATCAGGCAACAATATTGGGTACTAATGGACAGACATACTCAACATCGTACTCAGCAAGCGTATAAAACTATCTTTACAAAATAACTAAAAATGATATAATGGAACAAGTACAAGAAAGGTAAATTAATGACAAGCCCTGATTTAAATAATGAACAAAAAATAGCAATAATTAATGCCCATATTATGGAATTAAAAGCCGAACAATACAGTCACGAAATTAGAAAAGTAGAACTAGAAACAATATCAAGCACGGATAATGAAATTTATTCAAATATTGTTAGAATAATTGGAGACTATAATTTACAAATTTCTACTCTAGAGTCTTTAAAATCTAACTTGCCAGCATGAATTTAAATGCTATAATATAAAAGGAGGAAAAATGACTATTAACTTAACAAAAGAAGAAAAGGCTCAGATTATATCTTCGCATATCAAAAATTTAAATTATACAAAATATAATTTAGAAATTGATATTATTCAGGAAAATGCTAGGTCCACCCCATCAGCAAGTGCATTAACTAATTTTAATACACAAATAGATGAGGTTGACGATCAAATAGCAGCACTTCAAACACAACTAACAGCAGTTAATGCTTTAACGGAATAGAGATAAATTGGAAAAAGCAGAACTAGTAATAACAGCACTACAACAGCGTATAGGGGAAATTGTATCTAATTATGAAACTCAGATTGCAGTATTACGTGCAGAAATTACTCAACTTATTGATGAAAAGCAGGAGCATGAAAAGTCTATTCAAGAGTACTCAGACTCACTTAGTAACCTCTCCAACTAATTTCCCTTCTGGGATTGCGGTTAAGACAGACAAGGCCACTTACTGGATTAAAGACAATAAGAGGTACAAGTTGATTTCTGATAGAGCTTCTAAGTCTTGGGCATTCACAACAGTGAATGCAACAGAGGAATCTCTATCATTAATTAAGCTAGCTGGAAAGCTGGGGTTTAGGGATGGTGCCTTGATAAAAAACATAGCAGATGGTAGAATGTATTTAATATCTCAAAATAAAAAGAGGCATATTGTAGACCCAGACTCGTTTAACAAATACGGTTTAGATAGATCAAAAGCCATAGAGGTAAGCGAAGCGGAATCAAATGCTCATGATCTAGGAGAAAGCTTATAATGGCAGAGACATGGAAATCGGTAACTTTTAACGAAGGCGCCCCACTAGATCCTAATGATTTAAATCAATTACAAACTAATCTGACAAATGTATTTAACACATCAAAGTCATTACTAAATGCTACAAAAGATTCTAGTGGAACAAATAGGGTTGCCATAATTGACTCAAATACAGAAACTGTACCATTAAGCGGTAAGGCAAACGTACCATCGGCTGCGTATGCAGTTACATTTAGCTCTTCTTTTAGCCCTGCTGTAGATATATCATTTACAGCTTCTGTGGGGGAGGCCTTAACTTCAAAAATGGGAACGGTCTCAGTTTCAGCAGTAGTATCACCAAATACATTAAACGGAAAAATATACGTAACAACTAGTCTTGCGTATGCTGGATCTATTAAAATTAACTGGATTGCAGCACAACTAAAAGACATCTAGTAATTGACAGTATTTAACAATATGCTACAATTTATGTAGCAAGTAAAGTCACGACAACGTGACTTTTTTAATTTAAGGAATAATGAATGTCTAACGACTTAAAATGGATGCTATCGTCAGATCAGCAGTTTCCGTATCAGGATGACAAAATGATCGAGCTTTGGTTTAAAGTAATGAAGTGGTTCAAGCCAGACGTGGTAGACTATTTAGGCGATACGGATGATCAAGCTTGCTATAGCAAGTACACCGAAGGCAAGCCAACTGAGTTTTTAAAGGCATATAAAAATGATGATGTAGTAAATGATTTAGAGTTAATGATGAAAGATATGAGAATTGAAGCAAGCGGTGCAAGAGAATTTTACACTAAGACAAGAAAGATGTTGCCAAAAGCTCAATTATTTTCTGCATTAGGAAATCATGACATTAGAATATTTGATTACCTTGGAAAAAAGATTCCAGAGTATGCAAAACACGTAACCCCAGAAGCTTTATGGAGCTTAGACTCATTGGGATACGATTATATTTATTATGACAGCCTTCCTAAGAAAAGATTTGGAGACATTCACGTTCATCATGGACTGTCTATCTCTGCTACTGGAGCAGTGAGAAAAGACATGGAGGATATGCAAGTTTCTTTAATTAGAGGACACTCGCACAGAATTGCTTCTCATATGGTTACTTATGAGCTTAGAAATAATGGCAAAGGCGAAACTTTAAGAGGATATGAAATTGGTCACATGTGTGACGAAAAGGGTCCAGGCATGAAGTATACGCAGCACCATGATTGGCAAAAAGGATTTGCTATTGCTCATATTGAAAATGGAAAGTATCCACATGTTCAGATGATTCACGTATCTCCAAATTATACATGCATGGTCGATGGAAAGATTTTCAGCTTATAATGTGGTGCGCTAAATGTAATGGAAGAGTTTTTGTTGATAGAGTGTTTTCTCAAAAATTACATGTTGAGCTTTTCTGCATGCTCTGCGGAAAAAGATGGATGATAAACAAAGAGACAAGTAGGTTTGGTAGATGGCTAGAGGCAAAGGACAAGAATCTCGCAAAAAGTTTCTTTATTTCTTCTTAAATAATAAACTTCATAAGGTTATTAGATCATCTAGAGCAAAAGATGAATTAGTAGCTTGGTGTTATTTAGATAAAAAAAGAGTTCTTTATTCTTTTCATGATGCCGAAAAGAATATGGAAAAGGCATACACCATGAAGCAAGCGGGGGATATATTAGGCAGGCATAAGGTAACCATAGAAGAATATATTTTGCAGGGTAAGATTAGCCAGCCTCAAAGAATTTATCCAATAGGAAACCCAGAAAGTAAGTGGTATAAGTTTATGTTTAGTGAATCTAATATAGTTAAGATACACGAATACATATTAGAAGCGGGATACACTAAAAATGTTCCATCTAAAGCAGAGATAAGAGCACTTCTCAAAAACAACTTAATATTGTATACTAAGACAGAAGGCGGATATGTACCAGTCTGGAAGGCGGATTAGTGTCTAATAGATTTGTTGTATGTGAATTTTGTAGCAAGGAAATAGAAGTACGTTGGGGAATATTTGCAAGCGATACTATTCAAAGACATATGAGGGCGGAGCATAAGTAATGGCAGAAACAAGAGTAAAGATTGACCTTTCATTTACCAGAAACCTTGGTAATTTTGAAAGCATAAAGATAGGTATTGGCATTGAGGATGATGTTCGCACTGGGGAAAATGTTGACACAGCCACGGAACGTATATATAAATTTGTTGAAGATAAGCTAATTCAAAAAACGCAAGAAGTTGAGGAAGAGCTCAAGCGTGGCAAATAGTAAAGAGACATATATTCTTTTAAGCATGTATCAAAATATGTATCAAGAAAAATATGGCAAGACTCCATTTCTTAATAAATATAGAGAAAAGTGGGCTATGCAAGATGTCATTGATAGTGTAGGATATAGTCGTGCAAAAGAATTATTGGAATACTATTTTATGACTGGCAAGCATGGTCATCCAATTCAATTCTTCTTTTTTAACTTTGATAAAATTGATATAATGCAAAGAGAAATTGCAAAAGATAAGAAAAATAGAAAGGCTTTACAAGAAGCCACAAAGAGATTAGTTGAGGGTGAAGAGTGAATACAGAGGCAACAGTAATATCAGCAGTTTGTAAAAATAAAGATATAAGCACATTACTTGCAGACAATGTTGATGATCTATTTACCTCTCATAAAGATGTTTGGGATGGATTAAAGTCTTACTACTACAAATTTAAAGCAGTTCCAGAAATTGGAATCCTTCAAGAAAAGTTTAAGGACTTTGACCCAGACATAAATATTAAAGCTGAGACTGGTTACTATTTAGATAAATTAAAAAATGAATATTTATCTTCTAGGTTAAAATCAATTATGCTACAAGGAGGCGCAGCCCTCAAAGAGGATGCAGCATCTAGAGTATTATCAGAAATGCAAAGCAAGCTTGCTGGTCTTTCTAGATTTACAAATAACGTAAGAGATCTAGATGTAACAGATTTAGATGCAGCAGAGCGACACTTCACATCAGTAAAAGATAGATCCGCAGCAATGGGCGGAAGTCCTGGAATTAAAACTGGATTTCAAGCAATTGATATGGCGTATCCAACTGGTATGGCACCAGGACATTTAATTGTTGCAATTGGTTGGCCAGGAAAGGGTAAGACATGGTTTACATCGTATCTTGCATGTAAGGCTTGGGAACAAGGATTTAAGCCAATGATTATTTCTCTAGAGATGTCACCAGAAAATATGCGTGACCGTATTTACACAATGCTAGGTTCTGGATTATTTAAAGCCAGCGATTTATCTAAGGGAGACATTAATATTGATGACTTTAAATCATGGGGTCAAAAAAAGTTTGAAGGTAAAAATAGTTTTGTTTTAGTCTCAAATGAAGGAGCTGGAGATGTGACCCCAGCGACCATTCAGGGTAAGATAGATCAACATAAGCCAGACTTAGTTATCTTAGACTACCATCAGCTATTTAACGACAATAAGCGATCTAACTCTGAAGTAGAAAGAAACAGAAACGTATCTCGTGAATTTAAGTTGTTGGCTGTTACAAACAACATACCAGTAATCGATATTACCGCAGCAACAGCTGACGACATATCTGATCAAGATAACCCACCAATGATGTCTCAGGTTGCTTGGTCAAAAGCAATTGAATACGATGCCGATATGGCCATGGCAGTACACAGGCACCCAGGAACAAATTTAATTGAAATAGTTTCAAGAAAAAACCGCCATGGAAATGAGTTTGCATTTTATCTAGATTGGGATATCAACAGAGGTATTATTAAAGAATTGTACGACTATGTACCAGCACAAACAAATTAAAAGATTTAATATAGACGTAGAGTTTAATGATGATTCTGATATGATTAGACTTAAAAATCAATACGAAAACATGCTAACTCATCAAATGAGGGATAAAGGATATTCAAGAGTACTTGACATAGACACTGCATTTTCGGTAGAATTTACAGGACAAACGTGGAGATTCTTAATGACACTTCATGGCGTATATACAGGAAGGAGAAAAGCATGGGAATCAGAGGGACTGGTACAGGGCAAGCTAATGCCACGCAGTATGCACCCAAACACATTAAGTCAGTAATAAAAGAAATAGGCTTAAGGATCATCAGCGAGTCTAATAGCAATCTAGTTATATACTGTCCATTTCATAACAATACCCATAGCCCAAGTTTCTATATAAGTGAAGAGAATGGAGCCTGGCTTTGTTTTAATCCATCGTGTGGAGAAACTGGTAACATAATTCAACTGGTTAAAAGAATTGCAAATAAAAATGATTTTGAAGCTATTAGATTAATTACCTCAAAGGAATCACAAGTTTTAGATAACTTTGACGAAGCACTAAATGAAATGTTTGAAGACAAACCAGACTTTATAGAGTTTGATCAAAGTAAATTAGATGATCTATCGCTAGAGTTAACCTTAAATAAATCAGCCAGAGATTATTTTGAATCTCGTGGAATAAATCAAGAGTCAATGAATCATTTTAAATTAGGGTACTCTGAGTCTCAGGGAATGGTTATTGTCCCAGTACACAGTCCAGATGGAACTCCAGTGGGCTTAGTAGGCAGATCAATATCTGAAAAGAAATTTAAAAATAGTACAAACCTTCCTAAAAACAAAACACTATTTAATATACATAGGGCAAAAAGAATTGGCGATCAAGTTATCATTGTTGAATCTAGTTTTGATGCAATAAGAATACATCAATCTGGCTTCCCTAATGTTATTGCAACTCTAGGCGGTCACATATCCACAGATAATTTAAAATTATTAAATAGACATTTCAATAAAATAATTATAATGACAGATTCAGATCAGGCTGGTAGAGAATTAGGAGTTTCAATTTCTAATAAATTAAAGAACAAAGACATCTTGTGGGCATCTTATTCTTATGGTAAGATATACCCTCATGATGCAAAAGATGCAGGAGACATGACTGAAGAAGAAATTAAACATTGTATTAACAATGCAGTTTCTGATATAGAATACAAATCCTGGAGCTTGTGATATAATAAAGTAACAGATGGATTTATACCATCAACTATAGAGAAAAGGAAATAAAATGGGTCTAGTAAAAGGATTAAAAGATTTAAATAAAGTTATGGACAAACCGCAATCATCTGGCGGAGACGGCACAAAAGCTCGTTGGGTAAAATTAGATGATTTAGAAAGTGTAAAGATTAGATTTCTTCAGGAATTAGATCCTGACTCCCCACATTATAATGAAAAAAATGGTTTAGGTTTTATTGCAGTAGAGCATACAAACCCAAGAGACTATAAGCGCAAAGCATTATGCACAATTGATGACCAAGGAAAATGCTGGGGTTGCGAACAACACCGTAAGGATTATAAGGCAGGATGGAAGGGACGTTCTCGTCTCTATATCAATGTCCTAGTAGATGATGGCAAAGAAGAACCATATGTTGCTATTTTGTCTCAGGGAAGTAGCGGAAAGACTATTACCCCAACACTAATTGAATATGCTGGAGAAATGGGAAGCATTTCAAATCTAGTGTGGCGCATTAAGCGTACAGGCACAAAAACAGACACAAGCTACACATCAATTCCTTTAGCAAAAGACGAATCTCCTTTTGATTTTTCTAGCATGGAATTGTACGAATTAGAAAAGGTTGCAGTCCGTGACCTACCCTACACGGAACAAGACTCCTTTTTTAACGGAGAAGGTAATGAAGGCGGAGAAGAACAGCCTTCAGGATCAGGTAGCGTAGAGTGGTAAAAGGTGGGGCGGGAAACCGCCCCACTCTGCCAGGGTAGCCCAGTGGTAGAGGCGATAGACTTAAAATTTATAAAGCGTGGGTTCGAACCCCACCCTTGGTACATGAGAAAAGAAAAGGCGGAATAACATGAGCTTTGCACACTTACACGTACATAGCTATTACTCTTTAATGGATGGATTAAATTCACCAGAAGAACTATGTCAAGCAGCATTGGATGCTGGGCAGACATCAATTGCAATAACAGATCACGGAACCCTATCTTCACATAGAGAAATGCAAATTGCTGCAAAGAAACTTGGGATAAAACCAATACTTGGAGTAGAGGCATACATCTCTCCAACAGATAGATTTGATAGATCTTCAAAGACAGATAAATCTATTCAGGCTTACAACCACATTATCCTATTGGCAAAAAATAAAAAGGGATTAAAAAATATTAATACTCTACAAGAGCTTGCTTGGAACGAAGGCTTTTATCACAAGCCAAGAATTGATAGGGAAATTTTAAATGATTATAGCGAAGGTATTATCGTACTCAGCGGATGTCTTAATGGACTCATTAGTAAGGCTATCGATAGAGGTAACATGGAGGAAGCAGAACTTCTTCTCAAAGGCTTTAAACAAACTTTTGGACAAGATTTTTACGTGGAAGTGCAATCACATAACCCTGCGGAGATCAACTCTGCCCTTTTAGAATTAGCAGACAAGCTTGGAATTAAGTCGGTGGCAACTGGTGATGCTCACTTTGCTAAAGGTGAAGATAAGGTATTAGAAGAAGCCATGCTAATCCTTTCCACATCTCCTAAATCTGATAAAGATGCAGACTTTGAGATGTCTAGGAATATGAATAATATGTTAGATAGATTTAATTATCTTTATCCTGACCGTAGAATTTCATTTCAGGACTATAATTTATTTATTCAATCACGCTCTGAAATTGAGGCGGACTTCAACAAGGCTGGGATTACCCGTATAGATATATATGAGAATACTATAGAGATAGCCAATAAAATTGGAGAATACGATTTTAACGTAGGACTAGACCTACTCCCAGTACCTAAGACGGATGCTGACGATAAACTGTCTCAAATGGCCTTAGAAGGCCTTAAAAGGCTATCTCTAGACCAAGACAAGGTCTATATTGATAGATTAGAAGAAGAGTTATCTATAATTAAAGATAAATCATTTGCCTCATATTTCTTAGTGGTGGCAGACATGATTAATTGGGCCAAAGACAATAATATCATGGTGGGTCCTGGCCGAGGCTCTGCAGCTGGATCATTAGTTTGTTATTCATTAGGAATTACAGATGTTGATCCAATTGAATACGATCTATTGTTTTTCCGATTCATTAACCCAGAGCGTAACGACTTCCCAGATATTGATACAGATTTTGAAGATCGCCGTCGCAAAGAGGTTAAAGACTATCTTAAAAAGAAATTTAAGCACGTAGCATCTATTTCAACATACACTTACTTTAAAGACAAGGGTGTAATTAGAGATGCTGCTCGTGTATTTATGGTGCCATTACAGGATGTAAATCGTGCAATGAAATCAATTGATACGTTTGAAGATTTTATGGAGTCTCCTAACACAAAAGAATTTAGAATGAAATATCCTGAAGTTGTATGGCTTGCTGAAAGACTGCGTGGAAAAATTAGAAGCGTTGGGGTTCACGCTGCTGGAGTTGTTGTTGCAAAAGATGATTTAAGAAATTTTGCTCCCATTGAGTCTCGTGAAGATGCACAGGATAAAGTTTCTGGAAGAATACCAGTCGTTGCATACGATATGGATACGGTAGCAGATATCGGATTAATTAAACTAGATGCACTTGGACTAAAGACACTTTCTGTAATTTCAGACACATTAAAAGCAATTAAAGAAAGACACAATAAAGAAATTATATTATCTGATCTACCATTTGACGACCTAGATGTTTATAAAACATTAAGCGAAGGATATACCAAGGGAGTCTTTCAGGCTGAAGCTACACCTTATACAAACCTATTAATTAAAATGGGTGTAGATAAATTTGAAGATCTTGCTGCGTCGAATGCTTTGGTACGCCCAGGAGCTATGAATACAGTAGGAGCCTCTTACATTAAACGTAAACACGGTGACGAGGCAGTAAAATTTATTCACCCAATTATGAAGCCTTTCACCGAGAACACATATGGTGTTATCATATATCAAGAGCAAGTTATGCAAGCCTGCGTTCATTTAGGTGGGATGTCTTGGTCAGAGGCTGACAAGGTCCGCAAGATTATTGGAAAGAAGAAAGATGCAAAAGAATTCGACAAGTTCAAGGATCGCTTTATTGATGGCGCTTCAAAACACATTTCTAAGAAGCAAGCCGAAACGCTTTGGCATACTTTTGAAGCTCACGCAGGTTACTCTTTTAATCGTTCTCACGCTGTTGCTTATTCCATGCTTAGTTATTATACGGCTTGGCTTAAGCATTATTACCCGCTTGAATTTATTTTTTCAATTCTTAAAAACGAAAACGATAAAGACAAAAGAACAGAATATTTGATTGAGGCTAAAAGATTAAATCTTAAAGTTTTATTGCCTCATATCAATGAATCTGAGTTGTATTTTTCTCTTAAAGATAATGCAATTCAATTCGGACTAGCCGAAGTTAAATTTATTTCGGATAGCATAGCTAACAAAATAATAGAAAAGAGACCATATGGGAATTATTCGGAATTTATCCAAAAGGCGTCTACCAAGGGCAGTGGGATTAACAGCAGGGCTATTTCTGCTCTTAATAACATTGGTGGGGCTGCTTTTGAGGATAATCAGCGTAGTGGCAAAGAAAAAGAAAACTACTACGAGTACTTAGGTATACCAACATTTAATATAGACTTGCCACCAAGAATTAAAGCTCAGGCAAGACCAATTCAAGAATTTGACGACCTCGGATCATTTCCAGTATTTGGAATGGTAAAGAGCATAAAAAGAGGAACTGGTTGGGCTAGAGTAGAACTAGTTGACGAAACTGGATCAATTGGGTTATTTCACAATGAACAAACTCAAATTGAAACAGGACAGATGTATTTTATTCTTGTTGGAGATAACAGAATTGCAAGATATATTAAGGTTAATGAAATGGACCCAAACGGATCTGATTTATTTGTAGATTACCTTTACAGAAAAGAATACGATATGGAAGACGATGAAATGATGGTAATTAATTTTAGCCCATATAAAACAAAAGCTGGCAAGACTATGGCACACATCGTTATGACAAACAAAAATAAAGAGTTGCAACGTGCAATTGCCTTTCCAACAATGTATTCAAAAGTGGTTGGCAAAATGCGTGAAGGAATGAAATGCAGACCAGTTCTTTCTCAATTAGAGGATGGAACGTTAATGATAAAGGAAATAAAATGAATAAAACACCATCTGAAGTATACCAAGCAATGAGTGCTACTAATATTTTAGTTGCAATACTGCAATCTCAAAAGACTATATCTATTCCGCTAAGTATATTCCTTGAGGCGTCACAGCAAGACCAGGAGCTAAGTGTTGAATATGATGAAGAAAGCTCTTCATTTTTATTTGAACTGAAGGAGAAGGATGAGCGACAAGATGATCAAAAGAATGTTGAGCCAAATTCAAATGAATAACCTAGTTACAGATTATGGCCTAGACGCTTTAGCAGCAGTGCTTCATGAAAATGCTAAAGAAAAAGGATTTTGGGATGGTCAATATTCTCATGACAAAATTGGAAATAAGCTTGCTTTGGTACATTCAGAAGTTACAGAGGTTCTGGAGGCTATCAGAAAAGAAAAAGGCTCAGAGGAAATTGTAGAGGAAATAGCAGATACAATTATTAGAATTCTAGACGTATATGCAGCAATGAAAAATGAAGATCAAATAATGCACAGTTTGGATGAAGTGTTGCAAAACAAAATCAATAAAAATAAAACAAGACCAGCCCTTCACGGCAATTTATTTTAATGCTATAATGAACCAATAGAGAAAGAAAACAATGACAATTTTAATAGATGATATATTAGCAAAACTAGATTCAAAAACAAGAGCAAGAGTTCAATCAGCGCAGAATGTTATTGTTGAAAAACAAAAAACTCCAAGCATTGGATTAAATATGGCTCTTCGTGGTGGACTGGGTTATGGTAGACAGGCTCTTGTGTGGGGCAATAAGTCTGCTGGAAAATCTTCTTTTTGCTTACAAATGATAGCGATTGCTCAAAAAGAAGGAAAGACTTGTGCATGGATTGATTCCGAAGCTTCCTACGATCAGTCTTGGGCAGAAAAACTAGGAGTAGACTCTTCTTCCCTTATTTACTCTACAGCAAAAACTGTTAACGACATGGTTGATGTTGGTGTAAAGCTTATGGAAGCAGGCGTAGATATGATTGTTGTTGATTCTATATCTGCACTATTGCCAGGAATTTATTTTGAAAAAGATGGAAATGAAATGAAAGATTTGCAAGATACAAAGCAAATCGGCGCTGAAGCAAAGGATATGACTCACGCAGTCAAAATGTTAAATTATGCAAACAAAAACACATTACTTGTTCTCATCTCACAACAACGAAATCAATTTGGATCTATGCATGCTAGTCACATTCCCACAGGTGGCATGGCAGTCAAGTTCTTTTCTTCCACAGTCATTAAACTTTGGTCATCTGAAGCTGAGGCTAATGCTATTAAGGCTGGCATTAAAGTTGGCGATAAAATTATCGAACAAAGAGTTGGAAGACCCGTTAACTGGATTATTGATTACAACAAGCTCGGCCCCCCAAATTTATCAGGACAATACGATTTTTATTACCAAGGGGAAACTCTTGGTGTAGATTCAATAGGAGAAACTCTAGATGTTGCAGAAATGACAGGGGTTGTTGAAAAAGGTGGAGCTTGGTATACTGTTAATGGAGAAAGACTACAGGGCCGTGCAAAAGCAGTACAGTATCTTAAAGATAACCCAAAAGTTGTGGCTAAGCTAAAAGAGGATATAGATGCAAAATTCTGATGTGCTAAATGATATAAAGCTTTATAAAATTTCAGAAGCTGTTATTTTATACAAAAATGTAATTAAAAATGTAGAAGATATTTTATCTTTTTTTAAAGATGCAGAGCTTTACAAAGAAGACACCTACATGATGAAAAAGTTTTATAAATGGGGACAATATGGTATAGAGACTGAAATTGATTCTGCAACCTTTCATAATTTTTCTCCAGAATTTTTTAACCCAGAAGACCCAGAACAAGTAAAACAAAAAAACTCTTTAGAGAGAATGATGAATGCATATAGGTTTGTAAAAAATGATTTTATGGCTAAATATGGTAGCAAAGACATTTGGCCTAGCAATTATAAAAAAGTAAATCTTTTTAACGAATTTCCTAGTACAAAAATTGCATTTTTAAAGTACAATAAAGAAAATGTTCGGACTATTAATAGCAAGAAGGTTAATATTAATTTTACAGCTTTTCATAGTGATTATTTTGATCAGGACATGGACACGCCTGGAAAAAAATTAATATTTACAGTTATGTTGTATTTAAATGATGATTATAGCAATGGAGAAATTTGTTTTTGGGACGGTGAAAAAATTGTAGGATACAAACCAAAAGCTGGTGACATTATTGCATTCCCATCTTGTGAGCCATTTTATCATGGAGTTTTAGATATGCACAACGCTGACAGGTATACAATAAGAATGAACTATTTTGTAGAGACAGACGGGTCAAAAGAATTTAAGTCTGGTGAGTTTGAGCCATCTTTAAATTTAACAAATTATAAAGTTTCATACGCATGGGGTAAAGATAACGTTATGACAATAACAAGCCCAGAGCTTGCAAAAAGTAGTTTTGTAAAACCTCCTACAATATTAGATGAGAGTAAAATGGAAAGGATGGATATAGATGCCAAATCTTAATGAATTTTTTCACAAGCCAGAAGTTTTACACAATATAGAGCTTGAAAAAATAAATGGAATTAAACCATGTTCAAAGTGCAACAAGGATTCAGAGGAAGCGTTTTGGGATCCTGCAACACTAACAATGAGCTGGAGATGCCCAGAAGGCCACGATAATCAGTACAAGGTTTCATGATGTCAGAAAGATCTGAAGTGAAGAGAGATGGCGCTAAGGCACAAAAAAATAGTGGTCGTGGTGAATATCAAAAAGGTGATGCTAAATGGAACCAATTCCTTGTAGACTATAAGGAGGCATCTTCATCATTTACTCTAAACAAGACGGTATGGTCCAAGATATGTACCGACACCTTTAAAGTAAACAGGGACATGCATCCAGCTTTAAAAATTATTATCGGTACAGACTCTAAAGTTAGGTTGGGTATAATTGAATGGTCTATTTTAGAAGAGTTAATTAATTGCTGGGAGGAAAATAATGGGAAACAATAATAAAATACCTTTTAACGAAACAGTTATAAAGAATGGTAGAATTATTAGGCTAAGAAAAGATGGGTCAGTAAAAGCAGATCTTGGCCCATATGGGAAAAAGGAGAAACCCAAAAAATGATTAAATTCCTTTTTGGAGTATTGCTTGGATTTTCAATAGCATACCCATTGGGCTTGTGGGCTGGATACTATACTGATTGGATAAATAGAGATGGAAAATAAAAATGATTCAAAAAATACTTTAGAGTTAATCAGTGATATTACAGAGTTCAATGATCTCCATGAATTTATGAAAGACGAGCATCTGGACAAGGCGCTTGCCGTTGTGGTTAAGCTACTCATGAACCCAGATGTACCATCCGCAAAATCTCCAATGCTTATAATGGAGCTTCAAGCAATGTCTACTAAATTTGCTGTGCTTGCTTCATATTATTCAACTATTGCAAAAGATAAAGCAGGAACTGAAAATAATAATAAAAAGAATATTTATTACTCTTTAAAGGAATCCATCGACAAACTTGTAGATGCACTTAAGTATGTCGTTAGATACAACTCATGAACTGGATACAAGCTGCAATTATATTTGGTCCCGCTTTTATCCTACTAGTATTTTTTTGGAATGATATTACATAATGGGTAGAGACATAGTAAAAAACCTTAAATTTAAAAAGCATCCTGGAAAATTCGACCCAGAAGTATTTGCAAGAATGCTTGATGATGCATACCTGTCAACAAAAAGAGAAGATGCAATTACAACAAAAACTTCATTTAGCCCAAGCTCTTTGGGGTACGGCCACGGAAATTGTCCAAGATATTGGTATCTAGCATTTAGCGGAGTAATGTTTATTAATGATAATGATTCAATTGCTATTGCTAATATGTCCCAAGGGACACAGGCTCATGAAAGACTACAAAATTTAATTAAGACAATGCCTAATTTTGTTTCTGAGGAGCAAGAAATTAAAAATGAATACCCACCAATTAGAGGCTTCATTGATCTGGTTATGGAGTGGGATGGCGAAAAAGTAATTGGAGAAATTAAAACTGCTAAGCAAGAGGTTTGGGATACCCGCCAAGCAGAAATGAAATCTTCAGCAAACCACATGCTACAATTGCTTACATACATGAAGCTAACTGATGCCAAAGAAGGATTCTTTTTATACGAAAATAAAAACACACAAGAAGTAGTTATTATTCCAGTTGCTATGAATGAAAGAAACAAAAAGATTATTGACGATACATTTACATGGATGTGTGAGGTTTGGGATAACTTTCAAGAAGGAGATCTTCCAATGAGATCTTTTACAAAATCAACATCTTCTTGTAAGTACTGCCCAGCAAAAGATGCATGCTGGTCGATGGAAACTGGCACTGTACAGATTGAAAAGTTTGAGGTCCCTAAAATATGATTTGTTCAAACATAGAGTGTGCAAAAGATTTTGAGCCCAAAACACATAATCAAAAATATTGCAATGAGCAATGCTGTAGGGTTGCAACAAATCGTAAAATTATGGAAAAGTATTATGAAAAAAAAGCAATTAAAAATGGATCAGAAAGATCCTGCAAAAAATGCAAGATTAAGCTAAGCAGATACAATCAATTACCCGTATGCTCTACTTGCGAAAAAAACATAACTGATGAAAGCAAAAAAACTTTATGGAGTATACTAAGTGAACTTAGCTAGTCTAGCAAAAACTAAAGCCCATAGAGTGCTGGGCATAGACGCTTCAACAAATTCAGTGGCCTTTTGTTTAATGGAGAATAACATTCCTTTAAAGTGGGGTAAAATAGAGCTAAAGGGCTCAGATATATATGAGAAGATATATGACGCAAAAGTAAAAATGCATGCAATGCTAGATCAATTAAAGTCTGATTATATTGTTGTAGAAGGAGCCATACTTGTCAGATCACCAGATGCTGTGATAAAATTATCATATGTCTACGGTGTTGTTATTGCTGAACTTATGTCTACTGGCGCTTCCGTTATTACTATACCCCCTAGTTCTTGGCAAGCATATATTGGAAATAAGAACCCAACTAAAGATGAAAAAGCAGCAATAAGATTAAAAAGCCCAGGGTATGCAGACTCTTGGTACAAAAACCAATTAAGAAATATGAGAAAGCAAAGAACTGTAGACTACTTTAACAAAAAGTATAGCCTATCTTTAAATGATTTTGATGTAGCAGATGCGTTTGGAATTGCTCATTATTCTAATGAGGTGTTAACAAAAAGATGAAGCTCTACCAGAGCCAGCCATGGATGCATAGAAGATATGTTGTTCAAAAGAAAACAGTTACTGAAATTGCAAAAGAATGCAATGTTTCAGCAATGACCATACAGAGATACCTAGAGCAGTTTGGATTAATTAAAAAACGATGAGCATACCAGTCCTGATAGTTCCAATATTAAATAGATATGATCTTCTAGAGTCTATGCTAGAATCAATTAATTATCCAATTGACAACATATTAATTATAGATAATGGCGGAGAATTTAAAACACAAAAAGAAAATGTTAAAGTTCTTAACATGCCAGCAAATTTAGGACTGTCTGCTGCATGGAACCTAGGAATAAAATGCTACCCTGATTCTAAATATTGGCTATTTGCTTCTGCAGACACTATTTGGGGGGAGACAGCCTTACAAGAAATAGATATTCTTAGCGGACCAAATAAGTTAATACTTACAAACGACGCTTACGGATGTTTTTCTGTTGGCGAGAATGTAATAGATCAGGTTGGATTGTTCGACGAATACTTCTATCCTATTTACTTTGAGGACAATGATTTTCACGAAAGGGTTGCAAGATTTTGTCCTGAAAACACAATAACTTCAACATCAATACAGACTGCACCAGAGTCTGGAAGTCAAACAATTAATAGTGATGATAAGCTTAAAAATAGAAACCATGAAACATTTTTGAATAACCAAGATTATTATGAGTATAAAAGAAATGGCAACTTTGAAAATCCAAAGCCATGGTCGTTATCTAGAAGAAGGGAACAGGAATGGCTACGATAGGAGTATTACCAGCTTCAGGTAAAGCATCTAGAATAGGAGGAATACCTAAATTTTGTTTGCCTATATCAGATGAAAGGTCATTGATTCAATGGCATGTAGAGCAAATGCTAGAAATGTGTGACGAAGTTAGAATTTCTACACGATCAGAATGGGTTCCTATTATTCAGAATATGGATATGAATGTTAAAATAATGGTTCGTGAGCCTTCAACTATGTCAGATGCAGTTAAGTATATGGTTGGAGATTATAATGATACAGTTCTTGTTGGGATGCCAGATACTTATATTTTAAATGCTCCAGGAAATATATACAAGGGTTTATTTAAAGAGGATACTGCAGACATTGTTCTAGGGATTTGGGAATGCGGAGAAAACTTAAAGGGCCGTGTAGGTCAGGTATTGGTATCTCATGACAAAGTAATTGATTCCGAAGACAAGGTAGACAATTGTAATTACCCAGATATGTGGGGGACTATGCTATTCCGAAAGAATATGATAAGATATATAGATACCACATTAGATCATCCAGGAAAACAATTAAAAGAATGGATATCTAAAGGCGCTAATATTAAGGCGGTAAGACCAGGCGGACAGTATATGGATATTGGAACGCTAAGAGGACTTAAACAGTTATACAAGGAGATGGAATAATGTTAAAGCCAGTATATAAAGATGTGTCTCAGTTTAATTGCAATGATTTATACTTAAGATCAGTTGGAGCACCAGCAGGCAATAGCATATGGTCAGCATGTCATGAAATTGCACACATGTTAATTGAAAAGAATATATCGTATGGTAACTCAGCTTTAGAGCCTGCCAGAATATTTTCAACGGCGGACTCAACAGAACAATTAAAAGTTAGAATTGATGATAAGCTAAATAGAGTTAAGAATAATCAGGGATTTGCTGGAGATAATGATATTGATGACATGATTGGCTACTTAATCTTACTTAAAATTGCCAAGGAACTTGCTATTTCAGTCAACTAGAAGTATAATTATTGTATATGGAAATTGAATTATCTGATCATTTTGATCGCATGAATAAGGTCGTCGCTGAGCTTTTAAAAGGCAATAATCCAACACAGATTGCTAGCCTAACTGGATTTAAAAGGGCTGATGTTGTGGAGCTTATAGATGAATGGAAGTCTGTTGTGTATAACGACAACAGTTCTAGAGAAAGAGCCAAGGAGGCTATCTCTGGGGCAGACAAACACTATTCTATGCTTATCAAAGAGGCTTGGAAAACAGTAGAGGATGCGGATACCCAAGGACAGCTTAATGTAAAAGCTGGTGCCCTTAAGCTAATAGCGGATATTGAAACAAAAAGAATTACAATGCTAAGGGAAGTTGGTGTCCTTGATAATGCAGAGATGGCAGCCCACATAGCAGAAACAGAGTACAAGCAGGATATATTAGTTAAGATTTTAAAAGAAGTTACTGCAACTTGTCCAAAATGTAAAATGGAAGTAGCAAAAAGACTTTCACAGATTAGTGGCATAGTTGAACCAATAGAGATAATTGAGCAGGCGAATGAGTCTTGATTTTAATGATCTTATTGACATATTGGATGGTGAAGAGTTTGAAGAAAGACCAGTTGACCTCCGTGAGTTTGTTACCAGTCCAAATTATTTAGGTTTACCACCACTATCTGAACACCAGTATGCATTAATAGAAAAGTCTTCTCAAATATACAAAGAGTCTACTCTAATAAAACTTTTTGGAGAAGATGAAGGAAAAAGAATGTTTAAGCAAACAGCTACCGAAGTGATTGCTCAATTAGGAAAAGGTTCTGGAAAAGATTACTGCTCCACTATTGCAGTGTCTTATATAGTTTATTTACTACTCTGCCTAAAAGATCCAGCCTCATACTATGGCAAGCCACCAGGAGATGCAATTGATATTTTAAATATTGCTATAAACGCACAACAGGCAAACAATGTTTTCTTTAAAGGATTTAAAACAAGAATTGAAAAATCTCCTTGGTTTACTGGTAAGTATTCAGATAAAGCTTCCGAAATGAAATTTGATAAGTCTATAACAGTGCACTCTGGACACTCAGAAAGAGAAGCTTGGGAAGGGTATAACGTAATTGTTGTAATCCTTGATGAGATCTCTGGGTTTGCCACAGAGAATACTACAGGACACGATCAGGCAAAAACAGCAGATGCTATATATGATATGTATCGTGCTTCAGTCGATTCAAGATTTCCAGACTTTGGAAAAGTGATATTACTATCTTTTCCAAGATTTAAAAATGATCCAATACAGAAATTTTACGATTCGGTTATATCTGAAAAAGAAATCGTAGTTCGTAGCCACAGATTTAAAATGGATGAGGACCTCCCAGAGGGTACAGAAGGAAATGAGTTTAGTGTAGAGTGGGAAGAAGATCATATAATTTCTTATAGCATTCCAAGAGTATATGCATTAAAAAGACCTACCTGGGAAATTAATCCAACACGAAGCATAGATGATTTTAAAGTTGCTTTTTATAAAAATTCTATGGACGCTCTTGGAAGATTTGCTTGCATGCCATCAGATGCAGTAGACGCATTTTTTAAATCAAGAGAAAAAATTGAGGTTGCGTTTAATAATACAGCTTTAGCGCTAGATCAATTTGGTAGGTTTGAAAATTGGTTTGCGCCAGACCCAGACAAACATTATTTTATACATGTTGACCTTGCACAAAAACATGACCACTGTGCAGTTTCAATAGCACATGTTCAAAAGTGGGTCAATGTAAAATTAACAGACACCTACTCACAGCCAGCACCAATAGTAGAGGTCGATGCAGTCAGATACTGGACTCCGACACCAGATAAGTCTGTGGATTTTGCAGAAGTTAGAGACTATATATTGTCTCTAAGAACAAAAGGATTTAATATAAAGCTATGTACATTTGACAGATGGAACTCTCACGATATGATGCAACAACTAAAACAATATGGCATCAATACAGAAATTCTATCTGTAGCTAAAAAACATTACGATGATATGGCTATGGTTGTTTTAGAAGAAAGATTGCGTGGTCCACACATACCATTGCTGATAGATGAACTTCTACAATTAAAAATTATGAGGGACAAGGTTGACCACCCAAGAAAGGGATCAAAAGACTTGGCAGACGCAGTATGTGGATCGGTTTACAATGCAATTAGCGGAACAAGATTTGATACAAATCAAGAAATAAAGATACACACATATGAATCAATGAGCTATGATAATGATTTTCAAAAAGAAGAAGAGTTTGTAACAAATATGATTAGGGCCCCTAAAATGCCAAACCACTTGTCAGAGTCTCTAGAAAGGATGACTATACTATGAGCGAGTACCAAGAAAGAGCAAAAGAGTGCAAATGTTGCACCAAGCATGTTCCATTGCCAACTGTTCTGAAGGAATATAACAATAAAATTGTGTGTCCTACTACATTTTCAAATATCATTGAATATCAAAGAATATGGAACTCTATTGGAAAAAGGCCTCAAGGAAATATAAGAAAGCATTTTTCCGAGTACGTACAACAAATTGTAGAAGAATTTTTTATAAAGGAAAAAAGTGAAACTTTCTAGAAAAAATTTTTAGATAAATTTAATGAGATGGAGACGCAATGATAATTTTAGGAATAAACGAAACATCCCACGACGCCTCAGTATCTTTAATTAAAGATGGAGAAATACTATTTGCGGGACACGCAGAAAGATACAGTAAACAAAAAAATGACTGGTACGTCAACGATAGCCTAATTGAGAACGCTTTGTCTTACGGGGTACCTGATCGTATAGCCTACTATGAGAAACCCGCTCTAAAGGCATCTAGGCTATTTTTAAGGGGTGGTTCTGGTGACTGGAAACCTAGATTTAATTTGCCAGGAGTCCCTAGGAAATCTTTTAGCCACCACTACTCTCATGCAGCAGCTGGATACTATACCAGTACATTTAATGATGCAGTTATTGTAGTGCTAGATGCTATTGGAGAATACAATACATCTACAATATGGGTGGGTGAAAATGAAAAGATTACTTTAAAATACAAGCAAAACTACCCAGTTAGCTTTGGGTTATTTTATTCATCATTTACTCAATTAATAGGATTAATGCCAAATCAAGAAGAATATATTATGATGGGAATGGCTGCATATGGAGATTGGACTAAGTATTACAAAAAGGTTAATAATTACTTCCCCTCATACACTAGCCAAAAATATAACTTTCACAAAGGAATTACTGACTGGGGGTGGGTTTCAGAACAAGATAAGTTTGATATTGCAGCAGCAGTACAAGTAGTGTACGAGCAAAGATTAAATGATTTTATGCGTATGGCAAAACATTTAACTGGTAAAAGTAATTTGGTATTTATGGGAGGATGTGCTTTAAATTCATCTGCAAATACATTACTATGGAATATATTTGCAGATGTTTGGATAATGCCCAATCCAGGTGATGCTGGATCATCACTAGGTGCAGCAGCAGCCTTATATGGTAAACATATTAATTGGAAAGGTCCTTACCTTGGCTACGACATGGGTGGAGAATATCCTGTAGATAAAATACTTGAAGAAATAAAAACTAATAAAATAGCGGCAGTTGCAACAGGTAGAGCAGAATACGGACCAAGAGCTCTTGGTAACAGAAGCATTTTAGCTGACCCCAGGGACCCAGACATTAAAGATAAAGTTAATTTAATTAAACAAAGAGAACAATTTAGGCCATTTGCCCCAGTAGTGCTTGAAGAGTTTGCAAGCGAATGGTTTGATATGAATTTTACGTCACCATATATGCAGTATACAGTTAAGTGTAAATACCCAGACAAGATACCTTCAGTTGTTCATAAAGACGGAACTTCTAGAGTTCAAACCGTAAACAAAGAGCAACACCCAGGTCTTCACATGCTTTTAAGAAAATGGTATTGGGATACTGGCTGCCCTGTTCTTTTAAATACAAGTTTAAATATAAAGGGGCAACCATTATTAAATGACATACAGGATGCTATTGACTGGCAAGTATATTATAGTTATAATATAATAACTAGCAACAATAGCTTAGTTGGTTAAAGCCCCGAACTCATAATTCGGTAATCGTAGGTTCAAGTCCTACTTGTTGCACAAGGAGAAAAAATGGAAGAAAATGAGTTCGAAAGAGATTTAGAGCACTATATAGAGATAGGTGCTGTAGAATTGTCTGGCATAGATGAATACGGTGAAATAATTTTTAAGATTACAGATAAGGCCGAATTTTTAGTCCCAGAGCTTTGGCAGGCACATAAAGACTATATAGATCAAACTCTATTGGATTTGTATGAAAAGGATTTAATTTCCGTTGAATATAACGAAAACCTTGAAGCTACAATTACTTTGACAGAAGAGGCCAAAAAGATAGCAAAACAACATGGAATGATTGAGGTTGAAAATGAAGAAGATAGATAAGATTAAAATATTTGAAGAAAAGAATTTTACAAAGCTTTTTGATAAAGGCTTAGTCAGCTATGAGGAACCAAATACAAGTCTTTATAGAATGAAGCATGAGATAAAACTGGGAATAAAAGAAGACCTAGATTTTACATATAATTATAACTCATTAGGACTTAGATCTGATGAATTTAAAAAGGAGCATCAGGGCAAACACATTTTATTTGCTGGGTGCTCTGAAACAGAAGGCATAGGAACTAAATTAGATAACCTTTGGGCGTATAGAGTTTATAAAAAAATAGAAGATGTAGAAAAATGTTCTGGTTTTTTCAACATAGGTGTCAGAGCTTTAACAATAGATTTGATAATTGGTCAGATTTTTTCTTATATAGAAGAATACGGAAAGCCAGATACCCTTTTTATAAATTACCCAGATTTTTATAGATACTACAAGTGGGATTCAGAAAAAGAACATTGGGTAGCCAGAGCAGGAATAGTGTCTGGTATAGGATACAACCCGATGGATAAATTTTATTTAAAGGATTTTAAATCTGCAGTAATTAATGAAAACAATTATATTTTAATAAAAGATTTAATCGATGAAAGTATTATTCAAAAAAGTCTTGTAGCCAATAGTTCGTACTTTGAACCAGAACACATGTATGAAGATAAATATTATGAGTCTGTAATACAGGGATTTAAGTATTTTGAACTAATGGAAAAATTTTGTCGCATACTTAAAATAGATTTATTTTGGGGTACATGGGATAGATATTCTTCTGACAGTATACAAAACAGTAATTTGTTTGAAGATTATGTTAATATAGGAAAAATTAAAAGTTTTTATAAGTGGGCAGATGAGTCTGGATACACAACAAAGAGCCTTTCCTCTAGAGATTTTGGACACTGTGGGCCATCATATCACGAATACTGGGCAGAACAAATGGTTGAGGCGTATATGGAGAAATTAAAAAACAAATGAGATTCCACTGGATGCACCGATTTGATTTCGGAAATACAGAAAAAGAATTGATTTACATGGCGGAAACGCTAGAAAAATCAAAAGCCTATTCAGTCCTACTGACCTACTCCTTTGGATCACCAGACTTTGTCCCATTTTTGCCAAGCATGATTAAGTCAACAAAAAAACTTAAGTTTATGATGGCATTTAGGGCGTACACCCTTAGTCCAGAATATGCAATTAGAACATTTGAAACAATAAAAAATACGTATGGGAGCAGGCTTACTTTTAATTTAGTTGCTGGCAAGATGGTGGATCACGAAGAAAAAGTAGCTATTGAAATGTATAACTTCGATAAATCCCTTATTGATACTGTTGGAAAAAGAATAGACCTAGCAGATAAATGGGCAGATAAATTTTTTAATTTTTACGCTAAAAAAAATCTAAAGCCACCCATTTCTTATACGATTGCAAACTCTCCAATTACTCTTGATCTGGCTAATAAATGGACTGATTATGCTATTGTTCATGAGGGCAGGCTAGAAAAATCATTTAACGAATTAAAAAATACTAAAATAGTATTAACAATTGATCCTCTAATTAGAGAAACAAAAGAGGAGCTTGATCAAGATATAGAGTACCGCAAGCAGTCTTGGAGCACTAATTTGGGAGAAAAGCCAGTTGTGCTAGAAAAACAAAATCATTCAATTAAAGGTAATATGGAAGAAGTAAAGCAACAAATTACTGAAATATATAATAAGTATGGGGTTGAAGATTTTATGATTGTTACAAGCCAAAAAGATATATCTAGCCTTTTAAAGCTTATGGAAGAGATGTCTGTTTAATTGTAAAAAAGTCTAAGATTTGCTATAATAATATATAGGTCGCCAAATGGGGCCTAAATTAACTTATTCGCTTGAAGGAGGAATAATATGGTAACAAAACTTGCTATGGATTTTTTCAATGATCCATTTTTTATTGGATGGGATACAAATTTTGCAAAAATGCAATCTTCAAACTCTAACTATCCAATTTACGATCTAGTCAAATTCGATAATGGTGCCTACGGCATTAGCTTGGCAATTGCTGGATTCCAACGTGAAGACATCAGCATTTACATTGAAAATAATAATTTAGTAATTAAAGGTGAATTACACGGAGAACACTGGGATGGAGAATATATCCACGAAGGAATTGCCAAAAGAAATTTTGAAAGGTCATTTTCATTAGGAGAATATATGGAAGTTGATCTTGCCGAAATGAAAGATGGCATGCTTCACATACACATTAGTAAAAATGTCCCAGAAGAGAAAAAGCCTAAAACAATTAAAATAAAGTAAGATATAATAGAAGTCTGCACCCCGTCACTGGGGAGTCGCAGACTATTCGGGTCGCTACTCGAAGGATGGACCTGAGCATGTCCCCAAACTGCTCTTTAACAAAGGATTAAGAATGCCAACATATGAATACTCATGTATAGAATGTGATTTTTCTAGAGAAGTAATCAGGCCTATTTCAGAGGCAGAAGCCACAGAGATTTGTGAAAGATGTGGATACAAGATGAACAAGGTTTACCATTCTTTTGGCATACAGTTTAAGGGTAATGGGTTTTATAAAACCGATCATTCGAAATGATAGAGTATCTTAATCCAGATGATATTGCTAGGTTATTCATAAATGATTTTGTAGAATGTGAACCTGCAACTGCAAAATCAGAAAAAGATTTTATTGATATAGAATATACACACAATAAGTTCAACTATAGAGGCGATGGTTTTGAAAAAAATAACAAGATGCTTTCACTTGGATGTTCAAATACCTACGGTAGCGGTCTACCATATGAAAGCGTTTGGCCATCATTATTGGCTAATAAATTAAATTTAGATTTTTCAAACTTGGCGCAGCCAGGAGACTCTGCTACTATTCAGATCATGAAGGCTTTTTATTACTTTGAAAAATTTGGAAATCCTGAAATTATAGTAGCATTATTTCCAATGTTTAGGCTTCCATTTGTAAAAACAGAAAACAAATTAAAAAGCATGGTAGAAAATGTTGACCTGGGATTAGGAAAAGTTAAAAAATATTCTAAAGCTCCACACAAACCTGAAAATGTTTTAACAAGAGAGTTTTCATTTTTTTATGATAGCGTAATGATTGATATTTTAAGACAATATTGTCTATCTAACAACATAAAGTTAGTATGGTCAGTCTGGCATCCTCATTACCAAGACTCAGTATACAATGAGGTAAATAAATTTTATCCTGATCGACATAAAGAATACTGTAATGTGGAGGCTTTTAATTGGACGGATAAAGAATCAAATGAATGGGATTTTTATGGAGACTATAACGCATTAAGGTGTCACAATGAAGATCGCTCACAAGATCTATTCTACAGAGCAGCGGATAGACTTGACAAAAACTCTAAAACACATTGGGGAACACATGTCCACACACACATTGCAGAATCATTTTACAAGAAGATTAATAACAATCTGAAATAACATTCTGGTATAATTACTAAGTAAGCAAAAATATTGTATTACTTAGGAGATCCCTAGTTGACTAGAAAGATTAAGTACTATCTAACCAGCCTTTTTATAATCGGCTGGCTTTTCCTTTTTGGTCCTAGTGTTGCGTATGGTGATGAAGTACCAGTACCCGCAGAGCAGGTAGTTGTAAGCCCTGCACAACAAGCGGTTAACACAGCACTCGCTACAGCAACGACAGAAGTTGCACAAGCCGTAGCGGCATCAGAGACAGCAACAGCCACGATAGCAATAGCAGTTCAAGCAGTCAATGCATCTAATACAGCAGTCACAGCAGCCAATACAGCAGTGGCCACAGCAGCATCTGCAGTAGCAGAAGTGCCTTTGCTTACAGAAACAGCAACTAATTTAATTCAATCAGCACAAACATTAGTAGAATCAACTACAGCAACTATAGCAACAGCAACTACTGCGGTAGCAGCAGTAACTCCCGCACGAACAGAGGCTCAAACACAATTAACTCAGGCAAACGTTGCAATCAATACCGCTCAAGATGCGGTAAATGCATTAGCTGCAACAATTGGAGCATCAACAAATGTATTAGCAAATACAGATGACGCTGGTATTCGAATGAACCTTCCATTTAATTTACGTATGGGAAACACTGTTTATAATAATGTGTATGTAGGTTCAAATGCAACTATTACTTTTGGTGTTAACGAAGGACAAAATTATTATTCAACACCAACTGCCCCTTCTATTTCTATAGCAGGATATGACTGGACCACATGGAGTAATGGCTCTGGCGTAACTTACTCAACAACTACTAATACCCTTTCTGTAGCATGGGATGTTCGTCCATATCCACAAATTACAGCTGATACACAGATGACGCAAATTAGATTTAATGCTGATGTAAATCCATCAGACGGTGCTTGGATAGCAGATATAAGTGTTACTGGGCCTATTCCAAATGGTGCTCGTTTTAATACTAGATCAAGCACTAACGGAACAATTACTCCTATTACTGATACAAATTCGGGACCTGGATTTAATGGAACTATTAGTCAAGGTGCAACATTTACACCTACACCAGATCCTTCAACAGCAGCAATTCAAACAGCAATTGATACAGCTAATGCACAAATTACTACATTAAACTCAGCAATTACAGCAGTTGTAGCAGCAAATACAATAAATACAAATACAGTAATTGCACCAATAGCAACTGTTTCACAAAATACTTTGACCGCATTATCAACAGCAGCTACATTATTAGCCACAAAATTAGCAGAGATAGCAGCAGATACTCCAGTTTATATTG